GTTGAAAACTTCGCGCTCTTCAAAGGTGTTCCCGACGCTTGTCTTCCAATTGACTGGGATATGGGTTTTCCAATTGGCGGTTTTTGGAGTAAGGGCAACCCATTTGCCTTTTACGTTTATTTCGATGTTTTTACAGTCTATCAGCAGGCCGTTAATGAGTTCTGTTTTTGCCTTAACGGTCCGATCAACGATTTCCTTGCCAACACGGACAAGCCGACCGGATAAAAACTTCTGAATGGCTTCATCGGATGGCTTTTCAAGGATCAGGACTGGATTGTCTTTGCCCTGCCCAAGATTGATTGTAAATTTAAACTCGTCTGATACGCGCATTTAATTTTCCCCTCTAGGCCAGGTATGCGGCCTGCGCATTGTACACGCTCAATTTAGTTATCGGGTTGACACCATCGTCAATCACGGTAGCTTCAAAGTCCTGAGTCATAAATGACCCACTCGTGCCCTTCAAGCCGACTTTTTTGATCTTAAAAGCCGGAACAATCAGATTCATGCCGTAATACATCGCACCGCCACTCGCAATCAATGCGCCCCGTGCGTCAAACTCAATAGCTACGTTTTCCTGGTTGATGTACGAAGCTAATTCGGCATCATCGGTATACTGAAGTGAGAAAGACAGCGCACATGACCGCTTCGGGCCTTTATCAGCCTCTTGCAAGACGGTGCTCCCGTATCCATAGTTGAGGTATGGGTTGTTGTTCCATTCCCATGAAAAGCTCTTGATGCGAATGCTTAAATTTGACGGGGTGCCAGATGATATATTTTCTGAGTCCTGAGATGGGGTGGCGTCGATTGAAATTGATGCTCCGTTCTCCATCCAGACTTTCATTTGCGTTGTTTTCAACCAGGACTCAATAATTTTTGCCGGAAAAGCTGCCGCCGATACTGCGCGTGTGCCTGATCCGACAAGCTGGGCCTCGACGCTCACGAAACCGTCTTCTCCGCCTGAAATTTTCATGCTCTGGCCTAGAATGCCGTTGTATCCCCATTGCGTTCCGTCTTTGACTTCTGCTCGAATGGTCGGCAAGGGCGTGTCGGCTCCAATAGGCGTGATGTCGTGGCGATAGGCAGCAAGCCCACCGTCTTGCACGGATGTTATGGCCCCCATAACAAGCGCCCCCAGACCTGCGAGGGTATTTGGCTTGGCTTTTGGCTCTGAATAGGCAAGGGAAACACCCTGTCTTAAAATTTCTTGAGTGGTCGGGAATTCGCTGCCGGTGATCTCGCCACTATCATCAAAAACTTCGTCTGTCCAATCGCGTGGCTCGGAAGCAAAGCCGCTCATCTCGCAAGCGTCCGATGCCGCCATGGTTGTTCCTGCGTTATAGCTGGCCTCCTTATTAAAAAGGCCCAACATGATCTGTCTTTCGTCGCCTACGGTTCTCGGCATGATATCCCCCTAAAAAGTGACTTGAAACTGTTCGAGAGCTGTTAAATTTAACTCTATTTTATGGCAAAGGTAGCCGGAAAACAAGACAGGCTCAACAACTGATACCTGCATTGGCCCGGAGGTCTCGCAAGATCCATTCAAAGTCGGATTCGACCTGAATGCCGTACATATCGCCTCAGCCAATTCCTGAATGATCGTTTCGGATGCTGCGGAGGCGATGTCTTTATCCTCGAACGAGTAATAGCCCCGGATCAAAAACGCATAAGTCCGCGTTGACTCCCCTGGTAGCCTTGTTTCTTGCGTTGTCTTACGCGTTACCTGCCAACCGTTGATTTTTCCGGAAACTGAATATAGCTTAACCAGCTTCGTCTTGTCGTTTGTCCATCGTTCCCGCGGATGCACAACCCCAACACCAGAAACCAAGGAAAGAATTGTTGCGATCTCGGTGTTGATGGCAGCAAACGGCACTAACTCTGATCCTTGTTCAATTCGACCACCATATCAAAACCCATTTCCTGAAAAATACGGTCGAGAGTGTCAAGGCTGTCTTCTAATCCTTTTTCAAACATGAATTTACCCTTCGTGCCTCGCCGTTTGATCGTCATGGCAATCGCCCAAGTGATCGACTCGCCTTCTTTTCCGGTAAATCCTAGCTTCTTTTCAACCCACCGATTAAGGGAGGTGATGTTCGGCATATGCGGCTTCGTTCCGAGTTCGACACCTTCGGCATATGGCAATGGTGAGCCTACAACGCCCATTATTTCGAGGGCACTACCGGATTTCATCTCTCCAAATATCGAACCCCTGAGTCCTGAGTCCCCTAAGACACCAATAGGCGTTCTGTTTTTGACGAATCGCTCCAAAACAAGCAGGGCTTCGGCAACGGCTGAACGCATATTGTCGGATATGATCTTTGCAGGCAGGCCAGGCGTGAATAATGGGCCTGAAGTCTTTTGGGTGATGCTTATGCTCATCTCTTGTCCGCCGGATGGAGCAGTCTGTCACCGCCCCACTGGTAGGTTGTGTCCCAGTCGCCTGTACCTGTCGCAGCGACTAAAGTATCGCCTTCTTTTAGGCCGAGAAATTCGTTAAACATGGCCTGAAGCCTCTTTGCGAGGGCGCTATATTCGCTCGACTTACTTTGATAGTTTACTGTATCGGCTGCAAGGCTTGGGTCTTGGGTTTGAGCGTAGTGAGTGGCAAGCGCTTGACATCCTATTGACGCGGCAAGGGCTGACACTGCCTCTTCGTCGGATGCTGGCACGGTTGATGCGGTCGCCGTCACGGTATGCAGGGCGGTAAATGATAGTCTGACCGTTTTCCCGGTTGCTGGTGAGAACGTCAAGAAATTCAAATTTAATGTTGTGGGTGATCTGTACAAAGTCACTTCCTCAAGCGCAATCATTGATGGCTGTTGTTCGCCTTGAGGGTATTCAACGCTGGAAATTTTGGAGAATCCGTCCACGAAAGCAGAGGGGAGCGCGTAGGTGTATCCATCGTCCCCTGCGATGTCTGCCACTCCATCGAGAGGTCTAAATTTAGAGTATTTTTTTAAGGCTTGCCCTAGGTGCAAGTGGATCTCCGGGCTGCTTAATATGTGCGCACCATCCTTCAAGAGTGCGTTTATTTTCTTGTCGAAATTGGCGAAACTCAATCAAGTTACTCCATCAAAAAGCGGCAGGCCCGAAGGCCCACCACTGATTGTGTTGCCAGCTACTTTTAGGCTACGACTGCCTTAGTCGCGCCACGGTAGTCGGCGATTGCTCCACCATATTCATGGCGAATTTTGTATTGCAATTTGTCGGCTACAAACATCTGCCCGACGGTCGGCTGATCTGCCAAGAAAAGCTCAGGCGTTTCCTGTCCGCCAAGGAAATCGACGACGATGCTTTCAATGTCCCTTGCGTCTCTGAAAATACCCCAGTCATTCGCGTCGGTCAAAAGAGGATTGACGATGATCCGCTCTGAATTGGCGCCGAATGCATGACGAACCGGGTTTGGCGTGTTGTTCGCGTCGATGGTCTCGCGCTCGTTTTCTTGCCGAGCCAACCCAAAAAGGGCGCTCGGCACTACCAGCCAAAGACCAAGACTTGAAAAGCCCTGAGAGAAATTAAGCCCCAAGGTCTCGCCGGAATCCATCTCGGTCATATTGGCAAGCAAAATCATGTGCTGCTCGATCTCTGCCGTAGAAAGTGCCGCTGTCCGAAGGTTGGTATGACCTGCAACGAACCACGCAAGGGCATCAACCCCGTACGTGCTGTTATTGATCCAGAAATTCCAGATAAAGCGGGCGAATGTTCTGCGGGCTGCTCGCCCCAATCGACCGACCATTTTTTCAACTCCCCGAAGGTCATCATTGATGATCGTTTTCCGGGTGACGGTCAAAAGGTTACCGCGAGTCGTAACGCCGTAGGTCACTTTCTCGTCGGTCATCGCTGTGATTTCCTGGTAATCTGCTGCTTCGGGGTCAACCGTCGCAATATCTCCAAAATAACCGATGCGAACATTTTCGCGGGTACGGAAATCGGGGGCGCTACCTACGGAAATGATGTTTCGTTCGCCATAATCCTGCTCAGCATAGTCCTGGGTAAGCCGACGGTAAAGCGTATTACCCAGCATGTCCCCGAATCCAGCGCTTGTGATGATCTGTTTCAGTTTTTGGGTTCCTCTGGGGGCAAGCCCGCGCACATCTGCATCTGCCGTCAATTTCACATAAGCTTGCCGGATAGATGTAAACGCCGGAGCGTCACTTTTCTTGACATCATCCCCCGTTACTCCCAGCATTTTGTGGAGCGACATTTGTAAGCGCTCTGGTTCACCTTCGACGCTGATTGATGTGCCTCCCATGTCGATCACCTTTCCACTTTGGGTAAGTTTCCCAAGATATTCCCGTTCAGACGTGATGGCCTGTTGCAAGACTGAATCCTTGAAATCCTGACCCTTAAATCGCGCCTTGATTTTCGCCTGTGTCAGTTCCGGAAGCCTGGATTCATCCAGGGCTGTTTTTAATCTGTTTCGAGCGTCGGCCTGAAGTAATCGGTCAAGCTGAGCTTTAAGGGCTTGCTGTGCTTCGGTCTCGCCTTCACCTTCCGCCTTTGCTGCCACTCCATCGCCCGACTCGGCTCCTTCGGCTTCTCCTGCAGCTGATTCTTGGGCGCTTTCTCCTTCGCCTTCTTCGGCCTCTTTTGCTGGGGCGGCTTTCGCTTTCGCCAGCAACTCAAGCAAAGCGTCTTCGGTGATATTTTCAGGATCAATTTCCTTGAAAAGATCGGGAAGAAGTTTCTTCACCAGTTCGAGCAATTTGTCTTTCATTTTTGTTTCCTCCGTGTTTTCATTTTCATTTCCGTTTGCCTGAAGTGCTTTTGTGATCGCACCACCTGCCGCCGGATCCCAAACGATATCACCGCCACCGTTTATTTTTGCAAATTGACTCCAATATCGAACCTCTTTGCCGTCGATCTGTTTGTTTTCCGCAATGCCTTCAATGTCTATTGAAATACCCAAAAGACCCAGCTTCCCCTTTTCGTTAAGGTCGCTCAGCATGACTTTCAGCCAGTCCGCGCTTTCGATCAGATTGAGCGTCGCGACAAGCTTTGATCCTTCGAGGCGGACATTGTCGTACCAGCCCACAATGTCGCCGACCGGTTTGTCCATTGAGCTTTCGACGTGTTGACCTTTGGATAGAGCGAAAGCCTGACTGCCCTCGAATAAAGGAATAGCTGCTTCAAGCGTTTTGGTCGGGAAGTGATCGTCTGTTTTCGAGGTTCCGGCCTCAATGATGACGACCTCCCATTTCGAGCCGGAGGTATCGCCTTTTTCAAAGGCCTGTATGGCTACCTTGAGACCCGAAAGATCATCGGCACCATTCTTGATTCCGACAAACTTTTTGAAGCCGTTGCCCAGTCTCGCAAACATAAAACCCCCTTACTTTTTCACCTGATGGCGTTGACCGTCCGCCGAAACAATTGAAATGCAATCAGGCCGCTCTTTGTAAGAGAGAACGTCTGTCATTTTGAGAGCACGGGTAACTGGATAGCATCGCCTGACCTTTTTCCCGTTTTCCTCGACAAATGTTTCCTTGTTCGTTTTGAATTTCAAGCCTCTGAGATGTTTGTCATTCAGGCCTTCATCTTCCGGCGGATCTGGGAATTTCCCTGGTGCTTCCATATCAATTATCTCCTAAATAAGTGCCCCAAGATCGGGCGTTTTCAAATTCCAATTTGCTTTCCACGGCACTGATTGGCACTCGCAACCGATTGAATTTTCTGCTGATAGTACCGGATCTTTCGGGTGCATGGCCTCTTCAATGACTCCTGTTTTTTCGTTCAAAACCTGGTACTTCTCATTTACGTTGATCACCGTGCCATGTAAAGCCAAGTGAGACTGCCGCGGAACCGCAGGATGACCACTATGCAGCCATTGCTTCATAAGGTTCATCACAAGCCGTTCTACTTGCTCCATCCTTAGCTGTGCTGCCTTTCTAAACGTGCGCCCGAACTCCTCCCTTACGATTGTTTCAGATCTTTTTTCGATTGTACCAAAAATACTCGGTGAATCCAATGATCGTCCGATTTTACCCATCGTTTCAAACGGTGTCTTGTTACCGAATAATCCAAGTGATAATTCTTTTTGGACGGCTTTCGTCGCATCGCCCACCAAACCGGTTATTTTTGTTCCGAGGTCGCGCTGCATGGAAACGAGGGCGCTTTCTGAAATCGCCGGGAAAAGTCCGACATCTATTTGTGCCGCTATGCTGGCATCCGCCGCCCTTTGACCTTCCGCGAATTGCAGATCAAGCGTTTTTTTGATCTCGACCTTGGCATCTTCGCCAAATTTCTTCAAAAAGAAATCAATCTCACTCACAAGCTTACCTTGACGCGACGCCTCCCACTCGGTCGAGGCAATCGTGGCCGCTATCTCACGTCGGGCCGTTTCGAGCAACCCGCGAATAGTGCTTTGCGCTTGCGGAGTGATGTCGGGCATTATTTAGCCTTGAATTTCGGTGGTTTCGTGATCCTGTATCGCTTCGGTGGTCGGGCTTGAAGGGCTTGGGCTTGCTCCTTGAAATAATCAACGGCTGCTGCCTTCTCCTCTTCCTCAGCGACATTCTCGGCCACGTCACAAAGATCAATTTCAACGCCCATAAGCTTTGCGGGTACGGCAAAGATCTTCCGAGCGATGTCTTTATCAATCAATCCATTCTGTTGGGCGACCGAAAGCGCAGTTGTGAGTGACGAGAGGGTGCTGGCAATCGCCGTGAAATCTTTGACCACCATTTCGGGGAAGTTAACGGTGTAAGCGTATGGTTCTTTTACGCCTTTGAGCCGACCGGCCTTAATCGCCTGGGTGATCTGGTAATCAATGACGTTTTCTAGCATGTACTTGTGTTTGTTTTGGCGGGCGATCAATCGCTTGAACGTCGGCATCCCCATGGAATCTGCCGTGGCCCGGTTGACATCGCCTCCCCCTCCGAAATAGTGCTCTGGCATTCCAGCGCCGCCGAGAATATGATTTCTGAGAATTCGTGCGCCTGCATCAGCATCGCCTGATTTTAAATCTGGGGTGACTGCGCTCCATGTCACTTTTTCGTTATGCACCCGTACTGCACCCTTTTTTGGGGGGGGGTTGTTTTTCAGAAATTCGTCAATAGTTGGCTGATCTGCGCCCTCCATAAGCACAGACCAAACGAATGACCCTAAAAGCTGGGAGCGTTCTGCATAGTCAAAAAGAAATTGGTCGTATGCGTCTAGCCAGTCCGTGAGGTGTAAAGTGTCAGATGCTCCGCGCATGGACGTGGAAACAGCGTTGATTTTCGAGAAAAAGCATTCGCCGTCTTTGAATTTTTCCCTAAGGAGGACGGTATTTTTCGTGAACATGTCAACATCTTCGGCGTTATAAATGATCTTGATCTTTCTGCCGACATGAGCACCCGCAGATGGTTTCAGTTCGATACCGATGGCGATCCGGGCGTTATCCGGATCTTTCACGACATCTTTGATCATGGCTGGATCGACTACGGCAAGCCTGACAAGCCCGGTATGCTCATTTGTAAATGCGGGCCAACATTGTTCACCATAGATGGCGAGTTCCCGCACCTGATTTTCCATCCACCCCGGAAAGTCGTTAACCGGATCGCTCCAAAACTCATCGAGCAACTCCTGAAGCTCTGAGCCCTCGTCTGCATCATCCGCGGTCACGGTCACGCCATTTCCGAGAATAAAATCCTTGTTCGTCTCGATCAGCCAATGGGCAAGCGCGTTTGTGCGCCAAAGAAAATAACTGATCTGAATCATGCGATCCTGAGAAAGCGGGGCAAGGTCGCGGTTAGAGTCAGATGACAGGCTTCGGAAGCCATCACCGGCACCTGGATTTAGTGACTGCTTGGATGATCGGTTCATTTGCTCATGACCTGAAGATTGGGCCTTCAAAGTTTTTTTGTCTGCTTTTTTCTTTGTCATGGCCTCGCTGCTCCAATAAAAAGCGTCTCAGCGCATAGTTGAGTGTAGGGCTTGCCGTCGAAGTCCACCAATGCCACGTTGACATCCATCGTGCCAGCTACCCATTCCTGACCCACGCCCGGAGCAAAGACAACCTCTCCAGTAGTCCCCGGCGTGATGGTCATTGTCCGTGTCACCTTCGTTGCATCGTCCATATTGTATTCAAGGGTAGCTGTCCATCCCGGAGCGGATAGGTCGATGACATCCCCTGCCTTGTTCTTGCAGATTCGCTTATACGGGGTGCGGTCGCCAGCCATAAGATCGTTCAAGCAATCCGACATTCTTAATTCCAGCCTATTTTGAACGTTCCAATTGGAAAACTTGGCGCAGCATCGGCATCATTTACTGTTTTTGCTTGATCCAACGGAGAGTACATTTGAGCCACTCCATTTACCAGCCTGTCCAATATTCCAGTGTCCGTAATTGTTCCCCAATTACCCCCGGACGGAGTACCGTATTGGATTGCTACGGCATTATCTGTTTGACCTGCTCCTGAAACCTGCGCCGCTGCTGTCCAATTGCTGTCAGATGGGTGCAAAGGGATTCGACCATAACCAAATGATAAGGCGACTTCAGTGCCGCCGCCCGTTTCGCCCGGTGCCGCGACATAGAGAGCAAACCATTTGCCGGACTTCAACGGCCCGATCTTTTTTGCTTGCCAGATGACTTGATTCGCTCCAGCGTTGTCCGTTGTTTCCGCACCTAGAGTAGTATTCCATGCCGGTTCGCTGCCGCCGGTCGTTCCGGTCCCTGAAATTTCCATGACCTCAAAGATTGTATCGTTAAAGGTTGTTGCGACTCGTTGAGTGCCGACGGTTACGGCGGTTGTCCCGGCCCACGGTGTTGTGGTCGTCAATCCTGTGCGTGAAAACCCAGTAATAGCTTTTACCTCGAAAACGTCCGTCATCTCGTTTCCGCCAGCAATAGGCGAAAAGTATTTCTTGTTCGCGTAATTGACACGGGCCGGAATATATCGTGAATCTTTTTCCCATTCCAATGCTCGAACCAGATCATCGGGCGACATAGCGGCAGGCCACTTTTCAGGGGCCATCCCGTAACGTAAGCACATCAAAGCCATGTCGTGCGTCATAGGCTGATCCTGGTATACCATATACGGCATACCGTACTTGTCGTGTTGGCGCTTGTCCATTCGGGCGCACCACTGCTTGATCATCGGAGGGATGGCAATCTTGCCCATCCTCTTTGAAAATGTTTTATCGCGGGCCTCGACAATGCCGAGAAGGTCGGGCGCATATTGGTTGTCCTTGCAGTTTTTAATCAAGGTTGCGAAAAATGGGTCCATGTCGTCGGTCTCCTTATTGGAATGTTGCCGTGCCGTTGTCTTCTATTGCGAAATTTGCATTGCCGGTATTTTCGATGGCGAATCTAGCGTCGCCCGCGTTCTCGATGGCAAAAATGGCATCGCCCTCATTTGCAAGAATAATAGCAGCAATAAGCCCGGTGAACAAATCGGTCGAGATGCTGCCCTCCGCAAGCATGGAGGTTGCCATGTTGATGCTGCTCGATAGATCGGGGGATATCGAACCTCCGGCAACTAGGATTGTACGTAAAATAATGCTTGTGGAAAAGTCAGCTCTTTGATTGCCGGATGCGATGGATGTGGCAGCAAGTCGGATGGCGGTCGATAAAAGCCCAGACGAGTTTGCCGAAGCCGTCGCAGTTGCAGACATTAGGATATCGGTCTGCATGGCCGCTGATAGGGCTGCTGATCCCCGCATCGACGCGCCGAGAAAGGTGTCAAGCGAAAGACCGGCCTGCTGACTACCTGAAGCCGAAACAACCGCAAGCATCTCTATTTCCGTTGTAAGGTTCGTCGCCAAATTTGCTTGTGCCGACATCTGGGCCGATAGATCTGTGGCAGTTATTAAATTTGCCTCTTGGTTGCCTGAAGCTGATGCGGTCGCGGAAAGGTTAATTGAACTCAATAAATCGGAAACAATTTGCCCGGCATTCGAAATAGTTGTGCTCATATTTATTCCGGTACTTAAATCAGATGATACCGCGCCGGACAGGCTGAACGTAGCAGCAAAATCAATTGCCCCGCTTGCTGCTGCCTGGATGTTGACACCCACTATTCCGCAAAAACGGTTTGTTGACCACGCCCAATCCATTACCGCAACTGCTGGATCAGCGTAAGAGCATCCAGAATAACCTAAATTGGTGTTGACGTTTTGTATTTCAACTTGACCTGTCCCGGCGACGAGGCCGCTGACCGATGCCTCTGTGAACATGCGATCTATCGTGATGTCGTCTGTACCGCTCGTGATTGATGGAGTAGCAATAGACGTGGCACTTGCACTGGTTGCTGTTTGAGCGCTCGTCATTGGCGTAGTCTGATCAACGCCGGTAAATTCCGCAACGGTAGCCGCCATCCGAGAATTTGACGAAGGAGTGAAAACAATATCCCTTGCCGATGAATCCACAATATCAACATCCAATAAGCGCCAAATAGATGCCTCGTAACTGTTTAAAACGGCAGCAAATTTGGTGAACGCAACATTATCACCGAGAGGATCGTAAACGACGGAATTCATAACTCGTCCGCTTCGATGCGCTCCGGCGGTAGCGGCCAATATTTTATCGGAACCAGTTCCAGGCGTGTGATTGATCGTGAGGCTACCAGATGCTGAAGTGGCCACGCCGTTTGAATTGTTAATAAATAGGACTGCCATTATCTTTTAAGTTTGAAATCCCCATCAACCAAAGTAAAACCTGGGTGGTCTTTTGTGAATGATATGCGGCCTGTTGGTTCACGCTTCAATTCTCCCGGCTTAAATTCAACTCTACCACCGATCAACATAGCTTCTCCGCTTCCGTCAAAGGGATCAATCCAGATGTCTCCTTGCTCAAGGGTCTTACTTTGAGTGTCAAAGGTTATTGATGGGCCTCTCATTGCGCCCGTCGGAGTCCAATTTCCGGTTTTCGGAAGCAAGCCGAAGCGGGCAACGTGTTTTCGGGCAACCGGCGTTCCGCCCCAATATACGTCCGATGGGATTTCCACACTGATTTCAAAGCCTTCGTCTGACCGATAATAAATGGAATAGCTGTCGGGCAAGCGTTGTGGTTCTCTTAAATTCATTCGATACTCACATTTGCCAAAGCTTCAAATCCGAAATATCCACAGACTTCCTCTGCGAATCCAGACTCCTTCATAGCCGTATTATAAGCCGTCAATTTAAAACACATTGAATCGGTCGAATCCGGTTTGACTGTCAATAGCAAAATAGATCTGGCTGTTTCGTCCTGGATGTCAATCTTGCGAGAGTCATCATAAACACGCGGAATAGTCTCGGATTCCATCGCCCAGTAAATAAAAATGCCGTCTAGATTTTCACCGCTGTGATCCCATGTGATGCTTTTCGCGACTGGAGTTGGTTCGGCTTGCGCTATAGACCATATTGTTGGTATTAACAAAATGGTCATCAAAACCAATGATTTTAATTTCATTTCAATATCCCCTATGGTATTTGCACATGATAATGATCGCCCTCATCAACAACGCGCAGTCCTAACCGCACGCACATTTTGAAGAACTCATGCTTTAAGGTGTCATCATCCAGCACGATATCAACAGCTAGACCGCACAGGTGCAATGATCTAGAGTGTCCGCCGACTTGCTTATTTCTTTCTTTTGAACGAAACCACGACGTGACAGATCCCTTAAAAAGAGTCGTTAATGTCAAAATATTCTGAACGAACGCGCTTAGAGTCATTTCAATATCCCCGTCATAATTATTGCCATAAGTGCCACAATAATAGATGTCAATGCTGTAATTGAATTTGATACCATCCAAGTCGGGCGACCTGACATTTGCACTGACAATTCTTCAAGCTTCTTCGACATCTCCTTCATGTGGCCGTCGAGTTTAATGCGGATTTCTTTGTCGGATTCCTTCAGTTCACCGATTTCCCGTCCATGGCTAAAAAGCCGTTCCCAAGCCGCAGCAAGGTTAGGGTTACTGGTCATGCTTAAGTCTTCACCTGTCATTTTTTCGATGGCTTCCTCATTTCGTCAATGATACCGTTTAATGCCTATCCTATCAAGCAGTCTTTCGCGTGGTGCTTCATCGTGTCCCCCTGTCGCAGCAACCCCAGGCCCCGATAGCATCAATTCCCATATACCCCACACAAGCGCGTCCATTCTGTTCGGAGATGGCATTCCAGAATTCGGAATCCATGTACACATCTCGTCTTCCAGCTTATCAAATTCTCTTCCGACGTGGTGGGCCATATCCCGCTCATACAATGCTTCGGCTGGCTCGGCTCTTGCGTCTTTTCCCCTTGAGGCATGTACGGCTTTGTAGGAAATAGTGGGATCAACGGTGCGAATGTTAATCTCGACAAGATCGCCCCCGTTATTGACTTCGCCTATAATCCTGTCCGCCTCCCACTTTCGATATAACGCGACGGCCTTTACAGCCCAGCCATTCGGGGTGTACTTGCCCGTCAAGTCCTCAAGAACATAGCAATGCCGGTCATCCCCGATTCCGACAACCACAATTCCCGTATCGTCAGAAGTCTTGCTTTTAGTCACTGCCGGATCAATGGCGACAACGATACGGACTAAGCGCGGTGCAATCGTTACCCTGCCACGATCAATATCATCTTGCCGCCACAGAGCGCCTTCGGTATCTGAAAGGTACAGGCCATCCAAAAATCTTTGTCGATACTTCTTGGGCATGGCCTTCAGTGTGGAGATATATTTGGGGGGGAGGTTTGAGATGTTGTCAAGCGGATTCATCATCAAGTAGGCTGAATCTAATGACGAATTTTCGTTGGTACCAGGTATTTCTTTTTCGATAAACTCCCGATACGTCCAGTGTCTCTTTCCGGGGGGGTTGCAGTCATAATAAAATTTAAGATTTAACCCTGAGTTTTCAGCAAGCCTTGTCCGAAGCATCAGGATCGCATTGTATCCAATTTGACTGACTTCGTTTGCAAAGATCGTTGAATATTCATTTCCAAGAATCTTTTCAACTCGGTCTTTGTCGTCAATCCCGCCAAGCCAAATAGTCGAATTGATTCCCCGCTTGGTGTCGATTATTTGATAAAACCAGTCTGACTTGTTTTCTTTGACTATCAATCCATCAAAACACATTTTCAGAACTTTGGGCACAGTATCGTACCAAAGCGAAGCCTTTGCATGGTTGAATCGCAGGCGCATCATGAGGTGACGGCTTGAGACTTTAAGCGCACGAATAAATATATTCCGAACGATAATTGTAGTCTTTGCAGATCGAGAACCGCCATAAAGCAATGTGTTCTCATGGGCATTCATAAGACGACAAGCCTTAAGCTGCTTGTCAGTCTTTTGAAAGGCTGTCACGCCTCTTTATCCTCTGCGTCAAAAATAAGATTAACTGAACCAGAGTGCTCAATCTGCTGTCTTACTTTGCCATGCAGGCGATCAGCAATTGAGTCAGCAGCCCTAAGAGCAACGGATATTTCTTGCGGGCCTGGTTCCAAAGTGATCTCGCGAAGATCGGCGGTCATTGCCTTGCGACCCTTTAGTGCAATCTTCAACCCTGCCTTGTAGACCTTGATCATGTCACCAGAAAGCTTTTCGATTTCAGCGACAAACTCAGCAGTCACTTTTCGCTCGGCCCGCTTCAATACCTTTGCTTGCTCGGTCATTTTTTGGCGGCCTGGACCAGGGATGCCCTTTGCGCTATTGAGCTGACCACTTTCGAGTGCGTTTTGACCGCGCTTATCGCTCACAATGACCTTCTTCATGTTTTTTCATGTCTTGCAATTCACTTTAAATACTCCCCTTTCTTTTTCCATCTATTGCCGTATTGGCGATATTTTCCACTTATTGCTCTGTTAACTGGAAAAATATTCTTTCAACTCTTCATTTTGCTCTGGGGTTAAAGTCCCAGGGGACTCCTCTTGTATTTCTAAAAATTCTTTTTCAGTGAGGCCCATGCCCTCTATCAATTCTATGAAAGTGAACCCTTGATCCCGCGTATTAAACCCCAGTATTTGCTGCTCTGCTTTTTCTGTTATATTTTCCATGTCTGTGCTCCTTTTCCAGTTAACCATCAATTAGAGGCGACCGCGTAACACAATGCGGCTCTTAAGTTCCGTCACAGCGCGGCTACCTCAACCTTCTTCGTTGTATTTACTTTGGAATTACAATACGTTCGCCTTCAACTTGCTCTAATATGCTGTCTATCCAGTCAACCAATTCTCCATGGCGCTTATTAAAGTGTGCCTTATTGCCAGTGTGCCAACCTTCACTTTCCCTAGCGGCAGCATATGATAGCAATTGATAAAAATGAATCTTTCTTAAGCCTTTAATACTAACTGAATCTATAACTGTCGCCATAAGGAACTCCGTAAATACAACAAGCTCATCGAGCAGACTCGGCACCACTTACACCCTCATCTCCCCGTGCCTCGCAGCTCATTCAATCGTTGAGTGGAAAATCACAACCCCAAGTAATAAGGCCATGCGAAAAAAATAATGACGTATTGGAACAGCCCTCCGAAATCAATCTCTTCTTTATGGCTTGCAACACCTCGATCCTTAATAGCATCTTTATTGCTCTTATGTTTTCCGCATGTGAATAGCCAGCCTATCGCCCAAATAAACAACATAAATATGTAAATTTCCATCTCATCCCCTTTCATTTCCATTTCTCCACCCAACAAGCGCGTCGAGCGGAGTGCATTTAGCTTTGTGGCGTTCCGGCGCATCTGTGGGCACCGGCTCACGCTATTCGTTGTATTGCTCTATTCCCTTTCGTATTGCCATAGCACAGCATTGCAGTAATTATGCACTGCGCCAATAGTCATTCCTGTATCGTGGTTATGATGTAAATGCACAGGCCATCTGAAAAATTCACGAGGAAACAACTGTTCATCTACTGGGTTGTTTAATGTTTTCTTTGCAGGTGTTGATGTTAATAACTCAGAGCAATAGCTACATTTGCCTTTTTGCCTTCGGGCATATTCTTCCCGAACCAAG